CTAGTTTATATGTTAGACTTGAACTCCATCTGTCAATAAGTTCAATTTCTTCTTTTAGTTTACCAACAATAATCAAGTCATAATATAGAGCAGATTGTGACCCACTACCCCATCCACTCTTACTAGCGCTTGTTTGTACTTTAAATACACCTTTACTAGGTTGTGTTATTTTATTAAGAGATTGGTATGTTTGTCTCATTCTTCCCCAGTGGCTAGCAGAAAATGTACCTGAAAGAACCATATATGCTTCAAACGATTCATACTCTGATATACTACCAAAAAGATTACTTGCATACACTGTATAAGTTCCACTTGTAGCATAGTTATTTTTATATACTCTTATGTCACAAGATGATAAGTTTGAAACAACATCATTAAACTCTCTTGCTGATACTACATTACCTATTGCCATTTTCTAATCCCTTTAAACATTAAGAATTCAATACTTCTACCTTTACCTATACCACTGTGATTTACATCAAGCCACTGCCAATCGTCGTCAACTGTTAAAGAACCACTTGCAGGTGCACCGTAGTGTTCCATTGTATATAAACTTTGTAAACTAGGACATACTCCTACTTTATGTAAGTCTACATCAAAATTTTCAAAAAAGTTTTTAAATGGTATATTTGTAAATCCACCATTTTTTGGTACAAATCTTATATTTTTAATTGTATCACTTGTTGTTGCTTTTTGTGCACTATTTAATGTGTACCAAGACACTACATCACCAACTTTACCATTAAAAGTTATTCTATCAAATGTTTTTGGTGTATATTTGTCTAATATAACAGTACTACCATCAATTTTTTTAACAATACTATTAAAAAACTCAGTATCACTTACTGCTGCTGAAAGTCTATATTCAGAAGAGTAATTTGTGATTTGTTTTAGTTTAGAAATACCTGTACTGTTTAAATCAAAAGCAGTGTATTTTTCAAATTCACTATCTAATAAATTATCATTATTAGTAACAGTATTACCATTTTTATCAACTGTTCTAAGGTTATCAATATTAAATTTAACTGTTGTATCTTCAAATAGTGTGCTAGGTAGCTCTAGTCTTTTTGTGTCAATTGTTTTAGGTTTACACCAAAGAACAATAGTAAACCACTTTTGATTATAAGGTGTACCCCAATAACCTGCAGCTTGTTTGTTAAATGTAAATTTTCCTATACCATCACTTGATATATTTTGAGTAGTCCACCATCTGTTGTATCTAGGATACCATCCACCTGTTTGATAACTTCTGTATGGTACAAGTATACCACCATATTCATACCCAGCAGCATCTGCTGAACTGATACCAAATTTTGCTTTAATATCAACATTCCAAGTATAAGAATAGTTGATAGATACAGTAGATAAGTGAAACCTGTAAACTTCTAAGTTTCCTAGGATTTTGTCGAACTCTGAAAAAGAGATTGTATCTCCTGCATACTGTTTAACCAGTGCCATATTATTCCTTTTCAGTAGGGTTAAAGATTAAACTTTAACCTCTACATATGTTGTTGTTACTGTAGTTTGAATATCATCAATGATAACATCTTCAGTTACTGTATATGAGTTATTTATAGCCACACCAATAACAAGTAATGGATTAGATGGATAATCAGCAAAATCAACTGCTCTACCTTTTCCGTCTGAGTCAACTATAATAATTTGACCTTTAGTAGCTGTCCCATTTATTCTAACAGGTAATCTTCCTTTTAGTGCAATCATAGGCCAGTCAAACCCTTTAGTTACTTTATTAAAGTCTGCACTAACAGCAGTATCAAATGTAATAGTTCTAACATTTACACCAGTTACATTAACAGTATAAGTTGTTCCATTTACATCTTCAATTTTTAATTTAAATTTTCTACCTAAACCTTCATCACTAAATTCTTTAACTTTATTAGCAATATAAGTTGCTTCTTCAACTGTTTCTAAGTCTAAAGATGTATTAGTAATTTTTTCACAGTTTAATGTTTCTAATCTAAATGCTAAATCATTGTTCATACCATAAGCAGGAAAATCAGATACTACACCAGCAATAGGAGCATTAGTTGAACCTGCAGTTACTTCTGCTGAACCACCATGACATAACACTGTACCCATTGGATACTCAACATCTGATTGGTATCTTTCAGCTAAATCGGCATAAAGTGCTTGAGTTGCTGTACCATCAAATGTTGTTGCTCTAATAATACCTCTAGTCTCTAAAGTTACTTTAGTTGTAGCAGTTGTTGTACTACCAATTAAAACTTTACCATTATATGGTTGTATTCTTAATGCAGCATCTCTAGAAGCACCATTAATATCATCGTCATTATCTAATCCTTTAACAGATTGGATGTAATCACCACCATATCTAACATATTCTTCAGCAGTTCTTCTAACTCTAAGAATTTCTGTATCTGTCATAAAGTTCTTTTGTGTGTCACCATTAGTTGTAGTTAAATTGTGTGTCATTACAGTAGGACCAGAAATTTGTGCTTTAAACTTACCACTAGTGTTAGCCATATTGTTAACACCTGCGTCATCTTCTAAATCTTCTAATGCACCAACAATTAATTTACCAGCATTTGAGTGTACACCACCGTCAATTGTTCCACCATTAATAAATGTATGGTTAACAACATCATCACAGTTAATATTTAATGATGCAGTGTCACCACCTTGTAAATCGATGTCAACTCTACCTGTACTACTTGGTGATATTGCCATACCATAAGTATATAACTCACCGTTTGTCGCAGGGTCTCTGTGTACAAACACTGAATTTCCAACTACTCTTAATCTATCAGTTAAAGAATCCCAATCAGTTACTGCTGACCCAAGTGACATTTTACCAGCATCTGAAATTCTAACAGTTTGGTCATCATTAGTAACTCTTGCACCAAATACAGTATGTCCTTCTTTACCATCACCACTCACTGAACTTTGAATGTAAAGAGTTTGGTTATCAGTCATAGTTGAAACTGTTTTACTATCAATATATAAATCACCACCAACTTTTAAGTTGTAGTTAGCATTAACAGTGCTTGAAACACAAACATCACCATCAATTTGTAATCTACAAGTTGGGTTTAACATACCTATACCAACATTACCACAATCAGTAATATGAACATAGTTTGATGGGTTACCACCACAAGTGTCACCATTATTAAAAATAGTATCTAAACCATCATCTTGAATGTATAATGTATCTGGGTTTCTTGTATCAATATGGTCAAACGCATTTAAATGATACTTACTGTCACCAGGTCTTCTATCTAGTAATAAGTATGTACCACCATCCATATCACCTAATTGTAAGTCTTTTAAACCTTTGATACCTTCAGATAAGTAAATTTCACCATAAACTTCAAATTTATGATTTGAATTAAACATTGTATCACCATTACATAATGCTTTACCAATTACAAGTGAACCACTATCAGTAATTGAGATTGCTGATGGTTTGTTGTTTCCGTGGATACAAATAGCACCACCATCTTTTTGTAATGTAAGTGTGTCTTTTGAACCATTGTTTATTGCTTGTATACCACTACTAGTTAATGATAATAAATCAGTACCTGAATTGTTAGCAACTGTTAATACTGTACCTTCACTTGTAGAGTTACTTCTAATTGAAGTAGTACCATACATTTCAATTCTAGCAGAGTTATTTGGGTTAGTACCACCGATAAAGATATCACCACCATTAGCGTCGTTTAATGTTAATTCATAATCAGATTTAATTGATAAGTTTTTACCATTTGATTTGATATTAAAACCTAATCCATCTAATTTAGTGTTTAATGTATATAACTCATTAGCAGGGTCTTGTAAGATTGTTTCAGTACCTACAATATGTAAGTCTGCTGCAATTTCATATGTTCCAATACCAATTTGTCCATCTGAACTTAAAAGTATACCAGTATTACCATTAATATCTTGAATATTTCTATGAATATAGATGTTACCACCATCACTTTGTAAGTGTAAATCTGTATATTCAGTTACACCTGTATCAGTGTTATATGCTCTTGCCATGATTTCATCTCTATCAATAGCAATATTTTTACCAAATCTTTCACCAACAATAAAGTAACCTGAGTTATGTGCATTAGCACCTGTTCTAACATCATTCATCCAAGCAATATCATTGTTGAATGTATCAAAGAATGTTCCCATAGGTTCAACTTCAACCCAATATGAACCATCTAAATTAGTATCACTTTGTGGGTTAACACCTAAGTTATCATTTAATAAGTTCCTATAATAAGTGTAAAATATTTCTGTTGCTGAATTCTCAGTTTTCACTGATACTAACTCACCATATTGATAAGCAATTGTAGCATCCCACTCCCTAACAGGTCTGTTGAATAAAATAGACATATAGTCTCTTAAAATATTTAATTCTTTTTTTGCTCTTTTAGGAGCTCTACCAATATTTAACTCGTTTGCTCTTTGACCATTTTTTGGTGCATAATAAGAGTCGAACTGGTCATCACTAGATAAACCTTGAAAACTGTTAAAGAAAAATGTTGGGTCTGTAATAATTTCTGCCATCTTGTACTATCCTTAAAAATATATTTTCCAAGTAATTACGAATTTTGTAGACTCGTCTTTTACTTTTGCTGAGAAAGTTTTTGTTGTGAACATAACATCACCTGCGTATAAACCTGCTTCTGTGTATGCTTCGAAACCTGCTCCGTGACCAATACCCTCTTCAATAGTGAAAGTATAAGTTACTGAATTCATGTCTGCGAAAATCTCTACGAATGTGTTTTGACTTTCAATTTCAGTTCCACCGTAGAAAGTTAAACCTGAAACTTTTTGACTTTCATCACTACCTGCTACAGGGTAGAATTTGATATCAAATGTATATTCATCAAAATCCTCTGTGAATAATTGTGTTCTGTTTTCATCAAATGTTAATAATTTACCATCTTCTGCATATTCTCCACCAGGTTCTTTAGGTGTGAATTTGTCAACACTTGAAATGTGACCTCTTGTACCAAGTGACAATCTATTGATTGGTTGAGCACCTTTGATACCAGAGCAAAGTGCTGCAACTGCTGCTCTAGAACCAAGTACAACAAGGTTTTTGTCGGCAAACTTGTCGATTTGTTTTCCCTCAGCGTCGAAAGACTCAATCGTAAAGTGACCTTTTATATTAAATGCTTTGTCCATATATAAAACCTTTTCTTTTCTATTATTTATTAGTAATTGATTACCACTGTTTTTGTTTCTACTAAGTTATTGTCTTTATCATAAACTGCTTGCTCAAAAGTTTGACTTAAAGTTATACTTTCTTCTGCTATAGAATTGTATAAATTTTCTCCTAGTTCATTAAAAGATTCATAAACTGGTGTTGTATCAATATTTACACATTTTACTTCTTCACCATTTCTAATAGTCATAAATTTATGACCATCAGATATAGAACTTTCAATAAATTCAGCATCACTAATAAAGTCAACATCAGACCCTAATAGAATTTCATTTTCATAAAAAGATTCTTCTCCAAAATTCATAACCATATCAAATCTTTTAAAACCTTCAACTCTAGTCCATATATCATTATACCAGTTTGTTTTTTCATAAAATGTAACTAAACTATCAAAATAACTTTCAGTTAAGGTATAAAGTGTAATATCTTCACCGTCTATCGTAATTGTAGTAGTATCAGTATATGATTGTGGTTCGTTTAATAGATATACATTTCTATATTTTCTATCATAACTTAAATTTTCTTTAAGAATTTTTTCATCGTTATATGATGCTTTATCTTCACCTAACTGGCTATATAATATGTGATTCATTTCACCATCTGTTAGTTTTGTACCTGTTACTTTGATTTGATAAGAATAATCCATAATTATATTTTCATATCTAGATTCAATCAATTCACCTGTAGAATTGTTATACAGTTTCCAATATTTATTTTTTATGTATTCTATTCTTGTTGTGTCAACATCTTTTCCATTATCAAGTATAATTATAAGCTTTGGTTTACCATCTTCTTCTGTTTCAGATACTCCTATCACATTTTCATATATAACTGTATTATTATTAAACTCAAGTGACTCATCTACCATTGCTTTTGGATGTTCTAAATAATCACCAAACGCATACGCTTCTGCATCAAAAATAAGACCACAATTTTCCATATCATTATAGTATTGGAATAATAAGTTTGCATCTAAACCAATATCGTATGTTTCACCAATATACCAAGGAGAGAAACAATGGTCTACTGCTTCTGCTTCATTGTGATATGTTTCAAATATTTTTCTATCTAATGAAAAATACATAAGTAAACCACTATCATAAAACTCTTCACTTTTAACATAAGTGTCGTGGTCTGCTCTCATATCATTTATTTCAATTAAAGTCATAGGTCTGTTTAAAATATCAAAATTATCTAAAATATAATTTGCTCTAACTACACTCTGTTCTTGATAATAATATGGGTTACCTAATATAATCTCATTAACTTCTGTAAAAAATTCAAATGAAGCAGTTGATAATGGTATACTATATTGAAATGCAACTTCGTCATCATCAATTAAATCAAACATATCTTTAATTTTTCTTTCATCGTCTTCCACATACACTTCTAAATAAGGTATAGTTAGTGATTTAAAATTAATACTAAAGTTTCTAATTACACTTATATAATCTCTTGCAGACTCAATTAACTTGTTAACTCTTTGAGTTTCGATTGTAACATATGCACTGTCTTTAGATAGTGTTATAACTCTTAATAGTTGGTTTTGTACAGCTGCAATATCCCCATTAATAGAGTCAATAATATCTTGTATTTCTTGTTCAATTTCTATAAATGGCTGACTATAATTTTCAAATAATATAGTATCACCTTTAAGATAATTTACATTTAACTCAATCTTTTTTGTTTCAATTTGTGAATATATTTCATCATATGTTAAACTTCTTTTAAGTAATGGTACTTCTATTTCTATAATTTCATTTAGTGAAAAACCACTTATGTCTACACCTTTAATAAAAAACTTTTCATTGTATGCTTTATTATCGTCTTCTAAGAATAGTTCTATACCATCAACAAATACTCTTCTACCATTATTGTCCCAATTAAATGTTACATGATATCTTCTGTTTAATTGAAAATCAAAAAGTGCAGTACTATTTGTACCATTCATCTCATTGATATATAAACCTTTAGTATTAATTTTCATACTATGTGTTATTGTAGTACCTTGCTCTTTGTCTGCTGTCCATATATAATGGTCATTCTCATCATCAAGTAATGTGATAAAAAATGTATAACACCCACCATATGGGTTAAGTACTTTATCTGCATCAGGTGACCATATTCTAACATTATCATCTGGATTTGAGAATTGTAATGCTTCAAGTGAATACATACTTTCTGTACTAGCAAATGTAATAAAGTCTCTGTTCATACCTAGATAAGAACTTCTAACCCAATAATAATCACCATCACCTTCACCATTTAGATTTTCGTCCCACTTTCTAATCCACACTTGTTTTCTTGGTATGTCATAAAAAGCATCATATACAATTTCACCACCTGCTATAATTTCACCAATTGTATCACCTAATTCATCATACAACTCAAAATTACTTAAATCAAGTAGTGTTAAGTCTTTGTCGTTGTAGTTAAGTATCCCACCATATAAATCTCTTCTTATGTCTTCATCTGTGTTTTCATCTTCGTGAGTTACATAAGATTGGCTGTCTAAATTCCAGTCAAGTAACTTACAATTATTAATAATACCTTCAAAGTTCTCTAACCCATCTGAAACTAATTTATACTCTTTTGATGATGTTCTTTGAAATGTTATACCTGCTATGTTAGTTTTAGCACTACCATAATTACTAATGTATTAACTACAGGTACACTAAATTGTGGTACATCCATGGTAGCATCAAGTGATTCAGAACAAGCAGACCCTATCATAGTACCTTCGTCGTTGTATACATTTAGTTCGACTGTACCATCTAACTCATATACTTTAAAGTCTACAATTTCAGTTTCTAAGTTAAAATACTCGGTAAACGATGAATTTAATTCTTTATAGTAGTTGTATGAAAAACCTAATGGGTGTGTTATAGGTTTAATAGAGCTATCATATATAGGTTTAAAAAGACTTGTATCTACTGTATACGCAAAAGCTTTTCTAGGATTATAGTTAGTTCCTTCATACATATTAAAATATGCTTCATCACTATCAAATTGACCAACACCTGTTTTTGCAATAAGGTCTTGAATATAATTAAATAATAAAGGAACTGTTTTTTGTTAGCAAATTTTTTATGAATTAAAAATTCTTCTTCATTAATCATATCATACAGTTTACTAGTATCAAAACTTCTGTCAATACCTAAACCTGTATATAAATTATTAATGTATCTTAAAATACTTTCGTCATTTTGTAACTTATCAAAAAATATGTTATAATCGTGTAAATATGTTTTAATTAATTCTTTTTTAATATCTGTTAAATCAACATGATTTAGTTGACTGTAGTCACTGTCCCACAAATTTTTATCAGTTTCTAAAATTAAGTGTGAGTCAGTACCTAACTTATATGTGTCTGATAAGTATTCAAAGAAAACATCAAATATTTTTTTAAAAAATATGTGATTTGTTTTAATGTTTTCTGTTATACTATTTTCAATAAGTAGTTTAAGCTCTTGTGTTGAAATTGCTGCCATAGTTCACCTACTTGAATGTAATTTTATTTAATATTGGTAATGTGTTTCTAATAAAATTAATATTTGGACTCGGATAACTTAATTTTAACACTTGGTTACTTTCAACAAAGTGTGATTTAGTTAGACCCGAGTCATCATACATACTTAATCCAATATCACCTTCAGTGTTACCTACATGAAGTTGTATGTGAATATATTTTTTATTAGTACTATTAAGAATATTATATTTTCCACTGTATTTTCCGTTAAAATATATTTTATAACTTAACCAGTTATCAGTTGGAAAATATCTTGCGGCACCACCTTCAAAATCAACATATAAGTTATTATCAGTTGGAATATTAACCCCAATATTTTTAATAAAGTCAGTTGTATCTATTTGTGGTAGCTTGTCAAAAAGCACTACATTATTATCATAATCAAAAATATCTTCACTAGGATAATCTAGATAAATATTTATATCAAACCCGTATTCACTTGCTAAATCGTCGTTTAAACAAATACCACAAGTGTTAAGATATCTTTCTTCTTCACCTACTTCCCAATATTCATCAAGTGAAGCAACACCTTTAAGGTCCTTTTCAGTTAATATAATCTCTGTACTCAATTCACAAGTAATACCATTATAATCACCTACAACTTCATCTAAAGACCTAATAAGAGTTGAATTAAAGTATCTACTATTAAACTTCTCATATTTTTCTCTGTATACATCATAAGTTGTATTAACAATTGTATTTTTCATTTCTGTTGTTAGTAAACTTTTATTTGTTAATGAAATATCGTAGTTCATTCTAACAAATTTTGGATGTTCGTGATGTGTTTGTAATGTAATAATTTTATATGAATCAAGGTTACTAACCATTGTTTCAATATTACCTTCACTTAAGTACATAATATCAATTTCATCTAAATTTGTAGCAAACTCTGTAAATTTTCTCTGCCAAGTGATAAGGTTATTTTCAAATTTACTGTTAGTTAATCTATCAGATAGTGTACTAAACCAAACATGACCTAGGATTGGTGGAAATATTTCTTCACCACCCCATACTGAAACAGAATCTACAAAAGAGTTTTTTTCAAGTAAAACTTTGTAATCACTTGATGTGATTGCTCTATATGCAGATGAGTGAAATAATGGTGCTTGTTCTTTAATTTTATCTGTAGTTTCTTCGTCAACACCATATCTATACACTTTATAGTATTCAGTTAATTCCATATTAACTACATTTGGGTCATCTAATTTAATAACATCAGGTGCAAAACCTTTTTCACCACTTGAAACTAAAACAACACAATTAACATAAGACCCTTCTTCTGGTATTCTACCTGTACCTGCAAAGTCAAAGTAAACTCTTAAGTTATCTTTGTCAATATTTCTAATAGCTACAAAAGAGTTATTAAATTGATTTACCTGATGTTCAGTTACATCTAAGTTAAATTCTCTTCTATCCCACGAAACATTATCTGCGTATGGTGGTTCAGAAACCCAAACTTCAACTCCACTTTCTTCAATGTCTTTGTAATCAATATCAAAATAACTTTCAGTTATTCTTCCAACATTTTTTAAGTCACCAGAGATGTTACCGTTGTCAACGATGAAAGACAGACCAACATCTTCTTTATAGTGAAGTAATTTACCTTCAATTACTTCTAATTCAATTATTTCACCTTTATAACCTTCTCTATCAATAGGAGTTCCCATATAATAGTAATAAAGGTCTCCACTTTTAAATCTAGTATAAGTATTAATTATAATAGGTCCTGTTTCAACTACTTGAAATCTAACTTTGTAAATGTATGATATTTTTCTTTGTGGTTCATATCCTAATTGTCTAGCAAGTTTAAGAACATTTTTTCTTCTTGTTGCTTGTGACAGAATCATTTCATTTACACCGAAAGTAGTATTAGTGTTTATTAATGACCCTAAGTATGATAATGTGTCGATTATTTGTTGACTATTACTACCAGGGTATAAGTCATTGTCTGTAATGATACCATTAGATATTAAATTGTCTGATAGTTCATTGCTAATCTCGTCCATTGTATATGGTATAAATTTTTTCATCGTTTGTCCTATGTTACATTAATTGATAAGTCGTGTAATTGTTGTAAAGGGTCTTTTACAAGTTTAAACCCAATATGAATAACAACTCTGTTATATTCTGGATATTCCTCAACTGAAACTGTAGTTATATCTGCTCTTGGCTCCCAATTGTCAATTGCCATTGTTACTTCTTGTTGAATAACAATTTTAAGACCTGGTGTGATATTTTCAAATACATATTTTGATATATTAGAACCAAATAATGGTTTACCAGGCATACTCCCTATAGGAGTCATAATAATGTTTTTAATAGCATTTTTTACTGCCTCGGTATCTCTATCTAGTTTAGTATTAGAAATTGATGAAATATCACTATAACTATGTTGCTCCATATTAATCCTCTATAGATTTTGAAAGAGGTTCAAGAACCTCATCAAAAGTTTTATCTAATTTTCTTATATTTATATTAGTCTTATTAGATAATTCAGGATTTAAATGTATAGCATCAGCAATATCTACAATATAACCTTCTCTTGCTATATTCATTATTGAACCTTTAACATTTAATATAAGGTTAGTTGGAGTATTAATTACAAGTGTATTAGATTTTTCATCATAATAAGAGTTATTAATAACATCAAACAATTTTTGTTGAACTATTTGTTGTTGTTGTTTTTGAATTGCTACTGCTTTATGTTCTTTAGTAAATGGTAACATTTCTTTAAGTTTTTGTAAAATCATTATAATCCTTTCATATAAAGTATTTATAAAGGTTTAATTTACAATAACATTTCCACTACCAACAGCAGCCGACCCTCCACAACTTCTAGCATCACCTACTCTAACTTGTGGTTTTGAGTTAGTAAACACATTAGGTGAACCTGCAGCCGAAGTACCACCGTGAGGTGGTACATTTGGACAAGGATGAGGTATATAAGCATCACCTACTCTGTTAGCAGGAATGTTATTAATAAAAACATTACCACTACCTTGACAACTAGGTGTAGGAGGAAAACACCCATGACCTGTACAAATATCTCCTAATCTATGAGCTGGAGGCATTTTTTATCCTTTATTTTTTAAGTTTATCTGCTAAATCTGCCAATACAGATGTTTGACTTGTTTCAGGTGCTTCTGTTGGCGTATCTGTTGGCGTATCTGTATTTAATGCACTATCAACAACGCTTTCTGCGTCTGTTGTACTTTCACCTGTTGTACCTGTAACTGCTGCTGATGTACTTAAATCACCATCTATAATTGTGTCTATAGGATTTAATTTATCCGCTACTGCACTTAATTCTTCTGGTGACATTGATATTAAATCTTCTACAGTCATGGTACCAGGTAATATATTTGATAAATCAGTGTTATCTCTATTTTTTATTTCTAATAGTGCGTCTGTATCTTGCTCTACCACTGCATTAATAACATCACCTATTTTAATCATACTATTTGCTTTATCTAAGCAATCTTTTATTTCGTTTGTTACTCCATTGACCATTTTGTTAAAGAATTTACCAGCACTTTCAAGTAAGTCACCTGGAGTACTTAACACTCCTAATAAAAATGCTTTAGTATCTCCTATAAAATTATCCATAATTCCAAATACAAGTGTACATAATTTGTAAGCACTTCCTAAATCCGAAACCTCACCATTTAATGCACTAAGTACTTTATCTGCATCTAATGGGTTTTGTTTTGATAAACTTTGAATTTTACCAAAAATATTTTGCGCAGCTGAAACATCACCTATAATTTTAGCAATTGCTGATGCTTTATTTAATAAACATTTCATAATATTTATTGCTTTTAGTACATCACTTTGAGTTCCTAAATTTGAAACACCTCCTAAAGCACCACATACACTATCTTCTATTAAGTTTATTTGTTGTGCAACTTGGTCCATTCCTTTAGAAAATATGTTACTTGCTTCTTTTAAATTCCTAACACCTGGTTTAATTAACATATCGTTATATTCACTAAATGCAGTAGATTTAGCAGCACTTGATACTTCAGTTGACATATCGTTCATTTCTAAAAATACTGCTTTTTCAACTATATCACTATGGTTATATCTTTTTGTTTGATATGGTCCTTGATTTCTACTGTAAGTGATTTTAAATTTATCTTTGTAAGTTACATCATATACTGAACCATTTATAACAAATGCTTCTGGTATATCTGTTTGTTCTACATCAGAAATAATATAAGGATTATTTTCAGGTAACTCTAAGTATTCCTGTGTTTCTTCTAGTGTCATTTTTTACCTTTTTAGTTTAGTGTAATGATACCTGCGTCTAAATCTATTTTAGGACCACCATTAGTAGTTTGGCCAGCATTAAATTTTTCACTCACTGCTCCATCAACTGTTTCAGTTTGTGTTCCTTTAACATATTCTGTTCTTTTACCACCAATTTCAGTATCTTCATTCTTATCTATTAAGTATTTATTATCTCTTTTGATATGGGTATATCTGCTTTCATCTATAATAAGTTCCATAGACTTTATAATATGCTCATACACATTTTCTGTCGTAGTTGCGTGTTTATTTTTAACTGTTTTAGTTACCATTGTACCATCAGGTCTTAATTCCATATACGACCCACTTTTATGATAAAGTCTAATTCTTTCATTTCCTGGTGTGTCGTCAACTGTGATAACATGCCCACTTTTTGTTTCAACTGTTGTTATATCAGGATAAGCACCGTCACCATCTTTTGGTAATGGTTCAATAGTTTCACCTGCAGTAAATTCACCTTCTTTATCTTGTTTGTCTTCTATTTTTTGTTTAATAGTTTCACTCAGTTTTTCAACTCTTGAAAGTCTATTAATATCACTTTCATCTAATCTATCTTTCATCGGGAACACACCATCAGGGTCTTTAAATGTGTCTTGACCTGATACATCTACAGCAGTACCAACTGAAAGACCTACAACTACTGGTTTATTATAGTCACCACTTTCTAAGAAAACCCAACACCAAGTACCATTAAGCGGTACTGCTGAAATTCCTATTCCTGTGTTAAGTCCAAAAATATTTGAAACCATTACTTCTGCCCAAGGTAGTGTATCTGGTGGAACTTTAACTTTATCATCAGGGTGTACGCCCATAATTCTAACTCTAACTCTACCTAATTTTTGTGGGTCGTTGTTATCCTCTATAACTGCTCTGTAAAATGTTGACTTATTGTCATCAAATCTACTTAAGTCTTGAATATCAACCATTTATAATCCTTTATTTGTTACAAGTTCTTGAAACTGTTAATTGTTGTACAAAAAAACCACTAATAATTTTATCTACAACCTTTGTTATTAAGTATTTACCTGAAATGTTTTTTTCAATATCTTCTTTAATATTACCTGTAGGAAATTCAACTTCTATAACATCACCTACTTCATTTTCAAATGTTCCAGGTACAGTCATAACAATTTCAACTGCTTTTGATGCATATTTTTTGGCAATTGATTGTACTGCTTTACTGTTATATGTGCTAAATAATACTTTAGGGTCTTTATCCTCAGTAATAGGTATAGTAGTACCACCCAATTTACCAATTTCACCCTCTGCTGTACTAAAATCATAAGGTGTTTTTATTATTTTTTTACCTGCTTTATAATCTATTGAGTAAATTTCAATTTTACCATTAGTAATATTACTAGTAAACCCATCATAGTTTTTTATATCATAATCTGCGATTTTATGTATATAATGTTCATTTTTAGGGTCTGGTTTAAATGCAGGTCCTCTAGGTCCTTTAGAAGTTAATTTATCATAAAATGTCATCATAACTTCTTTTCTTTTATTAAAAAATAACATATCAACATCTGTTATCATTTTGTTTAATGTTTTAAAAAAACTTCTATCTGATGGTATAATAAAACTCTCATCACCATTATTACCAAAATATAAAGGTGTAGTTTCATCTGTTAAACTTTTATCATCTTGTTTATATTTATCAAAATATTCTTTTATAAAGTCTTGAACAGGTTTTGATTTATACGCTTTTGATTCATACACTTTCATAAATTCAAATGAATTTTTATCAATAAACTCAATTTTAGCATAAAATTCTTTAGCTCCAGATTTAACCTTAATTTTACTAATTTTTTGCACTTTAAACTTTTGTTTATATATTTTTTTATCGAAATCTTTAAAATACATATCAAGTTCGTCACCTACAATAATAGGAGCATTTTCAACATGATTTAGTGCATCTTTAAAGGTTATATACCCATAGTTCATAAATGAATGTAAATCCCAAGTGATTTCAAAATCCATTATGTAGTCGGCATCAATTTCTTTACCTTTAACACTTATAATACATTCTCGTAGTAGGGCGGATTCTACTTCTTCTAAAAACATTTTAACTCTTTCTTTTTATTTTTATTCTGTTACTCTATAGTCATCGTCTATAGCTTTCATAATTTCTACAATATACTGCTTTTTAAGTAATTTAATACTTCTATATTTTTCATTTTCTTTTGCAGAAAGTTGGACAAAGTATGCTTTTTTTTGACTTAGAAACCAATCAGGTTTATAATCTCCATAAGTATTATACCATAACTCATACCAAATATTTGCTCTTTCAAGTACAAAATTGTAGTTTTTAGGTAATGATAAAGGCGACTCAATTTTATTGAACATCATAATTAAATCCCATTTATTAACATCATTATAATATTTATGTGCAATATTATCAAGTCTTTCATCGTCATTTATAACAGCAACATCATAATATTTTTCATTGTAATATTTGTCTGAAAATTCATAATGACTATCTGTGATATTTCTCATTATAACTGTATCATTATCACCTAAATAATTTGGTATTTCAATTTTATTATAGTTTATTATTGTATTTTCCATTATATTTCACTCGCTAATAGTGTAGTTCTTTCTGAGAACGACATACTTAAGTTTACTTGTTTAGGTGAACCGTCATCATGAAAATCAGCATATCCTTGTCCTACATATTCAA